GCCAGTGATGGCACCCTGAAGAAAATCGAACTCATGCGTCCCGTGATCAACGAGAAGACCGGCGAGACCGAGACAGAGAACGATCTGTCCGACGCTGATTTTGATATCACGGTTGACGTTGGGCCATCGTCGTCTAGCAAGCGCAGCGCCACGGTTCGCAGCCTTACGAATATGCTAGCGATCACGACTGATCCTGAAACCGCCCAGGTTCTACAGGCTATGACGATGCTTAACATGGAAGGCGAAGGTATCAGCGACGTTCGCGATTACTTCCGTTCCAAGATGGTTAAGATGGGCGTCATCAAGCCGAACGAGGAAGAGGCGGCGGCGATGGCTGAGGCGGCTCAGAATCAAGAGCCTGATCCGCAGCAGCAGTATCTGTTAAGCGCGGCCAAGGAAGCCGAAGCTAAGGCGCTGAAGACGGCGGCTGACACGAAGCTGACAGAGGCAAAGACGCTAGAGACGCTCGCGGGCATTGAAGGCACTCAGATGGCCCAGAGCGAGCCACAGGCGGCACCGGCACCTGTTGCGGCACCTGTAGCGCCTGCGCCCGTCCAAGCGGCCCCAGCGGCCCCCGTAGAAGATCCTGAGATGCAAGCCCTCGCTCGCGAGAGGGTTCAGGTCGAGATTGACATTCTGCGGGTCGATCTAGAAACCAAGATCCGCAAACTGGAAATGCCAGAACCGCCCGAAGAAGAGCCGCACCATCCCGAAGCAGACGCTGCAATGGCGATTGCCGAAGCGGTCGATGGCCTGGCGGAAGGTGTCAGCGAATTTAAATCTGTCGTCGAGCATATGACGATTTCTAACCAAGAGAACACAAAAGGTGCTATAGAGGCTGTGAAAAGCCCTAAGCGCGTGATCCGTGAAAAAGGCCGAATTGTCGGGATTGAATAGGAGCCATCATGGCAAAGTCGATCACTACCTGTAACAATCTATTGAAGCTGCTGTTTAACGCCACCGCTTGGACGGGCATCGCGGACAACGCGGCGTCTGCGCCTTTGACAAACCTGTATCTTAGCTTGCACACGGCTGATCCAGGTACGGGTAACAGTCAGCAGACCAACGAAACCGGATACACGAACTATACCCGGGTCGCGGTCGTGCGGACCAATGTGGGCTGGACCGTCGCCACCAACACCGCAGTCAATGCGGCTCTGGTGCAGTTTCCTCAGTGTGGCGCTACAGGCGCTACGATTACCCATGTCGCCATCGGAACGGCGGCAACGGGCGTGGGCAACGTGCTCTATGCGGGTCCGCTGAACAGCTCGCTAGCCGTGGCTTCTGGCATCCAGCCACAGTTTAACGCTTCGGCGCTCACAGTGACGGAGACCTAAGCATGAGCCAGCCAAACCTAGCTAAGGGCGAAGAGCCTCTGTATTCGTGCGTTCAATGCAACGGACCCGTGTTTCTAGTCGATGGCATCGTCTATAAGCCTTGCGCCCATACGGCGGCTGCGGTTCTCGCAAACCTGTCAGCGATCTTGCGCGGAACCTCAGAGGTCAAGTAGGTGGCGATCCGCTCTTACAAAGATTTGGTGGACGCTGAAGATCGCGGGCAGACCTTTATTGGCGGCTTCCGTAAGAGTTTTAACTCGACTGCCAATAGCTGCTGGTTTGATGTGACATCAAGCCCCGGCAACCCGCTGCCGTTCTACTATGCGTCTTCGCCATTGTATGGCGAGCAACTTAGCCAAGCCGCCAATGGCGGCATTCCGCACAATCAGCCTGTTGGTCAGTTAGGATATAAAACCTACCTCAAAACCATCGCGGTTTCCCCTTCGGCGGCGTCATTTAGTGCTGGCCCCATGATCTTGATGGATTACCTGTATTATTATCCGTTTATCGATACAGGCACGACGGATGAGCAGTCTCTATATCAAGGCTTGGGCCTGCCGCGATACGTTGACGGGAAGGGTGTGCAAGTCATAGCCGTTCAAATGGCGGGCCTACTTGGCACCGGAAGCCCAACATTTCGCTTTACCTACACCAACCAAGATGGCCTCTTCAGAACAAGCCCCCCACAGACTTGCGGGTCGGGGTCTATCACGGGTCAGTTAGCTACTGGCAATAACGGTAACGTAGCAATGCCAAATAGCAACTACCCGTTTTTGACTTTGCTTCCCGGCGATACAGGTGTTCGCGAGGTTTTGTCCGTGACGTTTGACACGCCCGATATCGGCTTGCTGGCTTTTGTTTTGGTTAAACCGCTTGAGCAGATCATCTTGAGGGAAAACGGAACTACTGGCGAGCGCACACCTGTAACGGATTTCTTTGATCTTCCTGTCATTGAAGATGACGCCTATCTTTCAATGCTAATGAACCCCGGTTTCAACCAGTTAAACCAGTCGAACTTCATTGGCACAATTCAAACGGTTTGGGGATAAAACATGGCTTTGCAGTCGATGGATCAAATCATCAGCGCGATTACTGCCTCGCAGTTTAACCGCACTGACTGGAACAAAAACGCCCTCCCTGTCACGGCACAGGTCGCGGGCCAGTGGTACGACCTAAGCACAGGCGCGGGCAATCCGTTCCAAAACTCGACGCACGGATCAACGACGAACCTAGCGTTTCAGTCCCTGTCGGACTCGACGTCTATCGGTGCAACGACAGCGGCTCTAGGCGGCTCGATCTCCGGCACGGTGTTTACGGATACGACCCACGGCACGAACCGCTTCACTGTCGGTATGTTGCTATCTGGCACGGGCGTCACGGCGGGTACCTACATTACCTCACTTGGCACGGGTACGGGTGTTAACAACGGCGGTACCTACAACGTGTCGATTTCGCAGACCGTCACGGCCCAGACCATCACAGGCACGGCGACGACCAACGGTCTGTACACGGGCGGTGCGGTCGCGCCATCTATCAAAAACATCTTGAACGTCTCGGCATTCTCAGCGGCGGCAACTACCGCCCCGGCTACACTTATGCTGGTCGATCAGATCGCTATGTTCACCGTGTCATCAGTAACCACCACGGGCGCTCAGTCCTTGACCGGCACCCAGACGCTGCCCCGCTATGCCACAGGCGCGGGTGTTCAAGCGTTTATCGTGCCTTCAGTCGTCATGGGTGCTGGTACGCCAACCATCCAGCTAGGCTACACAAACGCGGCGGGTACATCTGGCCGCTTGACGCCTGCCAGTCCATCGCTACCCATTGCCAACACGGCCTCACCTGTCGGGGCGGTTGTCCATACCGGAACGGGTGCTGGTAAGTTCGGCCCATTCATGCCGCTGGCATCGGGCGACACGGGTATTCAGTCTATTCAGACCATCAACCTGTCGGCCACAATGACGTCGGGTTCGCTGGTCGTGGTTCTCGCCAAGCCAATCTTTACGCTTCCAATTACCACGGTCGGCGTGGCCTCCGAGCGCGATCTGGTTAATCAGCTTCCGTCAATGCCGCGCATTTTCGACGGTGCCAATCTGCAATGGCTGATGTACGCAGGCGCAGCAACCCCAATCAACTCAGCGTTCTATGGCTCTATCGACGTAGCGTGGGGCTAAAATGGCGCTGGTCGGGAATTACTCTAACTTTAACAAGCTGCCATTAAAGTACACTGGCGCTTCTTTGTCGGGTCAAACCGGCACGATCCATGCCGGTAATCAGAGTAATTTCGTCCAATCCGGTCGGCGGCGTAACCGCATGATGCAGGACCAAACGACCACGGCGCTGACGTACTATGCGCTGCCCAACGGAAGCTATCCCACCCTATCGTTTTTTATTCCGCAGAAAGCGGGCCAGATCGGGTCGAGCAACCAGATTTACGGCAACGGGGTTTCAAGCGGAAACCTAGCGGGCGGATTGCCTACCGACGCAAATCTAGAGGGCGCGGGCGATATTACTAACGGCAACCTGACGCTCATCGCCCAGCTTATCGCGTCCCTCACGGGTGCGGGTAACGTTACACCGCCACCGTCGCTGGTCGGCAAGCTAGAACTGATCAGCAACAATCTAACGGGTTCTGGCGCGGTTGCGGCAACGCTTACGGCGTTTGCGTCTGTCCAGGCCGCGCTATCGGGTGCGGGATCTTTGGCTGTCGTCCCATATGCAACGGGCGAATTGGCGGCGGACATTACCGGCCAATCAGAACTATCACCGCAGAGCCTTGCGGCGGCTGTCTGGAGCGCATTAGCGGCGCAGTTTAACGACAACGGCACGATGGGCCAGAAGCTGAATTCGGCGGCTGATTACGCAAGCCTAGCCGCAGCGATTGTTGCGGCCATGAACGCATCACCGCCTGACGTCAACATCGCTAGGATCAACGGTCTGGACGTCGACGGAGACGGCACGGAGGCCAATCCGTGGGGACCAGTTTAGCATGGGGTAAATCGTTCGGCGGTGCCTGGGGCGCATCGTTCGGGCT